TCGACTACCTATGATATTACTATTATAGACGAGAGTGAGCGAGTATCTACTCTTTCTAATGTGGTGGGGACATACGCCAACCAACGCCTAACTTTTGATATATCTCACGACTTTTCAGAGAAGTCTTTTTACTTAATGAAAATAAAGGTAGCTACAACAAGCGGTGGAGATTATGCATCATCGGACTACTCATCTTCAGACTACTCAATAGCAATAGGAACATTAAACGAGATATACAGAGGTAAGTTATTTACAACAGACGCAACAGATTTAGAGAAGTATGAATCTATAAGCTATAAAGAAAGAGAGACTACTAATAGATTTATAGTAAGAAAATAATATATATGTCAAAAAGAAGGAATTATATACCACAAACAAAAAAGGCAGACTATTCTGTTAGCGTAGTCGAGATGTCGTCTTATGTTAAACCTGAGATAGTAGAAAATGCCTTAGATACTGAGGAGTGGGTAACATACGGAGAGGATAACAACTACTTTACCTATGTGAATGATAGATATTACGGCAGCCCAACCTCTAATGCTATCATTAACGGAATGACTGAAATGATTTATGGAGGTGGACTTAAGGTTGAGGAAGGTAGTGACCTAGACCAAGATAAACTCTCTGAGATGTTTGACGAGGATTCTGTAATGAATATATGTTCAGACTTTAAGAGGCAAGGGAACGCTAGTTTTGAGGTGTTGAGATTAAAAGGTGGCGGTTTTAGTATAAACCATCTGCCTGTAGAATCTTTAAGGGCTAATAAAGTAGATAAAAACGGAGTAATTAAGGGGTATTGGTTTAGTAGCGATTGGGAAAAGTTCACAGATACGGGAGATGAAGATGTAAAACCTGTATTTATACCTAGCTTTGAGGCAAACCCAAGTGCTAATAAGAGTATATTCTACCTTAAAAACTATCAGCCAAACACATTTTACTACTCACCTCCCGACTATCAAGGGGCGTTACCTTATGCAGAACTAGAGGAAGAGATAGCAAATTACCATATCTCTAACGTAAAAAATGCTTTTGCACCTTCTGCAATCATTAATTACAACAACGGAGTACCTGACAAGGACACAAGGGATAGTATAGAGCAAAAGACTAAGGATAAATTCACAGGTAGCAGTAACGCAGGTAGGCTTTTAGTAGCTTTTAACGATAGTTCTGATAATGCAGTAACTATGGAGTCGTTTCAACTATCTGACGCACACAATCAATATGAGTTCTTGAGCGGAGAGGCTAGAAAGCAGTTGATGGTAGGTCATAGAGTTACTAGCCCTATGTTATTTGGTATTAAAGATAACACAGGATTAGGCAATAATGCGGAGGAGTTAGATACTGCATCTAGGCTTATGGATTCTACAGTCATAAGACCTAAACAAAATGCAATAATTAAGGCTTTTACTTCTGTTTTAGATTCTTATGGTATAGATGTAGACTTATTCTTTGAGAACTTACAGCCATTAAGTGTTACAAGTGAGAACCAAGATGAGACGACTATAACAGACTCTAATACTGATGAGATAGCACAAGATGTTACAGATACGGATGCGGTTGAGGATGTGTCAATGAGTATCGACCTAGACTTAGATAGTATTGCTGACGACCTTATAGAAAAAGGAGAGTCTGAAGATGATATATTAGACGATTTCGAGTTGTTTGATGTAGATTGGTCTGAGACTGATGAGAATGACAATATAGAGGCTAGATTAAATAGATTAGTTCAATTTTCAGCAAGTGATGATAGTAGTCAAGATGGTGACATATTTAAGGTAAGGTATCTATACAAGGCAACAGCTAAGAATAAGCCTAATGACCCTAATAACCATAGACCATTATGCTCTAAATTGCTTAGTGCATCTTTAATATATAGGAAGGAAGATATTACTTCTATGAGTAGCGCAGGAGGTGCTGAAGATAATGGTGCTAGCTACAGCGTTTTCCTTTATAAAGGTGGTGCTAATTGCCAACACGGTTGGGAACGTAGAATTTACAGAAAGAGATTAAGGAATGATGGTACACCGTGGGGAGGTGGAGCTATGAATGGAGTTGATAGAGCTAAAATCTATGACGCTATTAGAGGAGATGCTAATGTATCACAATCACAAGATAAGAAGGCAGAAACAGCCCCTAGAGATACACCAACTAAAGGGTATAAAAATTAAGATATGTCAATAGTATTACTAATATCAGACAACGATGTAAAAGAGTTTACTAGCCTCAATGGAAATGTAGACCCTGATTTTATAATGCCTCAGATATTAACGGCTCAAGACGTAGAGATTGAGAGGTTGTTAGGCACTAAGCTAATCAACAAGTTAAAAGATGACATTGATACAAGCGTTTTAAGCGGCTTTTATGAGGTTTTGGTAGATAAGTATATTAAACCTTGTTTAGCGTGGTATACGCTAGCTTATTTAACCCCATTTCAAGCATATCAGATAAGTAATCAAGGGTTATACAAACATCAATCAGAATCCTCTATAACTCCTGATAAAAGTGAGGTAGATTATATAAGAGAAAAAGCATCTTCTACGGCTGAACATTACGCCAACAGAATGATACGTTATATATGTGCCAATTCTACAGAATTTCCCGAATACAATGAGTTAGAGGAGGGCGGTAAATGGTCAGATAAAGGTAACCAATCTTTTGCGGGGATAAACTTATAATTATGAAGAGGCGGTACAAGGTGAAGGAAGAGAATCTAAAAAAGATTATAATGTACTTTAAAAAAGTAAACAAAACTGTTGACAAAAATATAAAGAAGTAAATAATGGCATTGACAAAATCTCAAATACTAGCAGAAGTAAATAGCTTATTAGCTAGTGGAACAAATATAGAGGCGGTAGAACATAGGCAGACTATGGAGTCTATCATAGATAAGGCTTACGATGAGAATATAGATGGTGTGACTTTGGCAGCTGTCCCATCGGGAGGTTCTGAATTAATATTTACTAGAAATGGGGGTGCGGGTACATCGATAGAAATACCTTTAGATTTTATAAACGCAGTTGTAACGGATGCAACACTAACGGGAGATGGTACAACGGGAACGCCTTTAAGTGCGGTGCAGCAAGATATTAGTGGTATTGCAACAAACGCTGCTGACATAAGTAATAATACAACTGCAATAGGATTAAAGGCTGATAAAGCAACACTAACGCAAAGTGGTGGTAATGTCACAGGTAGTATAGATACAAGTGCTAACACCTTTACATTGACAGCAAGCGGTACCGGTGGTGGCGAGATAAATACTGCCTCAAACATTGGAACGGGGGAAGGTGTTTTTGCGCAAAAATCAGCATCAGACTTAGAGTTCAAGTCTTTAAAAAAGGTGGGTGCAGCCTTAAGTATTGCAAGTGATGCAAATTCTATTACATATACTTTAGATGATTCAGCATTTGCTACGGCAGCACAAGGAACTTTAGCAGATACAGCTATACAGTCTGATGATTTAGCCACTGTTGCAACAACGGGAAGCTATACAGACCTTACAAACCAACCGACAATACCTCCTGCCGCACCTGTAGATAGTGTCAACGGAAACGTTGGTGTCGTAGTTTTAGATGGTACTGATGTAGAGTTAATTGATGGCGGTGGAGTATCAGTTACTCAAGCTATTAGTGACTTAGATACTGACAAATTAGAAAATAGTTCACAAACGAATAGACTTTTAGGTAGATACTCTAGCGGCACAGGTCAAGTAGAGCAAATACAAATAGGTAGTGGGCTATCATTAACAGCAGGAGGAACACTACAAGCTTCAGGCGGTGGTGGGGCAGACTTAACGAAAGAAATAAACCAAGTTGCTCATAGTTTTGTACTAGGTAGCGTTGTTAGATTAGATGGTTCTACATACGTTGCAGCACGAGCTGATACAGAGTCTATGGCTAATGCTATCTCAATAGTTATAGCTGTAACAGATGTTGACAATTTCACTATACAGTCAGAAAGTTATGTAGACCCTTCGATTGATTTTGGCTTAACAGATGGTCAGGAAGTTTGGCTAGGGCAAACAGGAGGATTGACAACGACAGAGCCAACAAACGGAGAGATAAATGTGTTTTTAGGTCAGCAAACTCCACAAGGATTACTTATAATGATTCAACAGGGGTTCTTGGTGGAAACTGATGGCGGAAATGGAGGGTGGTCATTTGCTGAAATCGACTCAACTCCTTACGCAGTTGCGGATTGGGACACAGTTTTTGGAGTTCATAACGAAACGGAAAACATAGAAATAACTTTGCCCAACATTACTGCGGGAGACATAGGTAAGGAATTAAAGTTTTGGATTGAACATAACCCCGCAAACTACAAGGTTGTTTTTAAAGCGAATAACACGAGTTTAAAGATTAACGGGGTTTCAGCAGATGGGGCTGAAGTAGCTAAAGGAGAGGTAAGGTCAAGTTATCCAAGTTATCTAAGGCTTTCAGTAAGAGCAGTGGAATCAAATCAATACTACATTGAGGCTATGGATTCTGTTTATAACCAACTTAGATATGTGGTTAGTTTTGATGCTTCAAGCAGTTCAAGTCCATTCTCTTATTTGCAGCTTAGTTCTATACCGACAGGGTGGAATTGGAGGACGCAAAGTTGGTTCGCTTATATGAAGATAGAGAAGCCTATGTTGAATGATTCAAACGGTCAAGTGTTATTTGGTTCTAACAACTTCTTTATCTCATATAGGGGGAATGGTACTTATTTTATGACGAGTGGAACAAGTGGCTACTTACAAGGCTTATCTCCAAATACAATCGCAGAAGCAGGTGAGTACATTCTTTACCAATACGATTCAAGTGCTGATAGTTTCTCAGCTTGGGTGAATGGAGTGAAGGTGATGAACGCTACAACAAGTGGTGTTACTCCTTCAAGTACTGCACCTACAGAAATGTGGGTTGGTAGTGAGGAAGCTCAAGAAAACCAATTTACTGATTTAGTATTAAGTGGAATGACTAATACTAATTATAATCAAACTTACGAACCGTTAAGTAATGTTAAAGGTAGATGGTGGTCATTTGATAATGAAATTGATGAAGCAGCATATCCTGATTACCTGATTTATTCATACGATGCAGGTGGTGGAACTTGGTACACAGTACTAAATGATAAATCTAGTGGACAATGGTTCGCAGGTGAAACAACAACTG